CCAAATTAAAGGTTTTGACACCACTTCATTAACGCAAGATTATCAGCGTTATTTGTCTATTGCTAAAGCCAATGACAAAGGTGCGCCTAACCTGTCATTTAATCCTAACCCAAGCAAAGTGCTTATTGGTTGGGCTAACATTCCAGATACAGGCTATGGTACTTAATTATGCAGCCACAGCAAAATACTGCTACAACCGCTTCTTTAACTGCGCCTGTTGGTGGTTGGAACGCTAGGGATTCTTTAGCGGCAATGCCGCCTACTGACGCAGTAAACCTGACTAATTTTTGGCTTACTCCTACTGATGTTAGGCTTAGAAATGGTTGGACTAAATATTCCACAGGCATTACAGGTCAAGTAAATACCGTAATGACCTATGCTGCGCCAAGTGGTCAGCAGTTATTGGCTGCCGCAGGGACAAAAATATACAACTGTACAAATTCTGGTACAGCTACTACCTCTTATACAGGTATTACTAGCGACAAAATGCAATGGGTGGACTTTTCCAACATTGGCGGATATTACTTAGTAGCTTGTAATGGTTCTGACCCTGTAATGGTTTATAACGGTACTTCATGGCTTAAAATTGCCACGACTTCTACTGGTCAAACTATTTCTAGTATTACCCATACAGGCAATGTTGCTACATTAACAACCTCTTCTGCACATGGTTTAATTACTGGAAACCAAGTCACTATTACAGGTGCTACTCCTAGTGATTACAACGGTGTTTACATTATTACCGTTACTAGCACTACAACTTTTACTTACACAATGGCGACTACGCCAAGCGGAAATGCTAGTGTTGTAGGCACTTATATTCCATTAGGAATTACAGGCGTAGACTCCAGCACTTTTATTAATGTCAATTTGTTTCAAAACCGCCTATATTTCACGCAAGAAAACACCCTTAAATGCTGGTATTTGCCTGTTAATTCTTTGGGTGGCGCAGCGCAAGTTTTAGACTTTGGCGGTATTGCAAGAAATGGTAGCTTTTTACAAGCTATGGGTACTTGGACTGTTGATGGCGGACAAGGCGTAAATGACCACGCAGTTTTTGTTACTAAAAATGGTGAAGTAATTGTTTACCAAGGTGGTGACCCTTCTGACGCAACTACATTTTCATTAGTAGGTGTTTGGCAATTTGGCGAAGTATTTTGCAGAAAGTGCTTTTTTAAGTTTGGTAGCGACCTTTTGTTATTAATGAAAGAAGGTTTAGTACCTCTTTCTGCGGCATTACAGTCTGACCGTTTAAACCCAAGGGTTTTCTTAACAGACAAGATTTACTACGCAATTAACCAAGAAATTGCCCAATATGCAGACAATTTTGGATGGCAAATTACCTATTTTGCTGACCAAACCATGCTGCTTATTAACATTCCTTCAAGCACAGGCACTCAGCAATATGTAATGAATACCATTACAGACGCATGGGCGCAATTTACCAACATTTCTACTACTTGTTTTACTTTATTTAACGACCAGCTTTATTTTGGCGGAAGTGGTTTTGTAGGAAAGTTTTGGGACAGTAATGCCGACAATGGCAATAACATATTTGGTAATGCACAACAGGCTTATTCTTATTTTGAAAGTCCAGGGCAAAACAAACGATTTACATTAATTCGCCCTATTATTCAATCTGACAATGGTGTGCCAACTGTTTTATGTAACATTAGTACCGACTTTCAAACAGTACCTCCTGTAGGTCAGTTAAGTTTTAACCCAGGATTGACTCAAGTAGGCACTTGGGATAACGGTAAATGGGACTTAAACAAATGGGGTGGTGGCTATTTAACCACTAAAAACTGGCAAGGTGTACAAGGTATTGGTTTTTCAGCCTCAGTTAATATGAATGTGTTGTCGCAAGGAATTGATTTTCATTGGGTTTCTACCGACTATGTATTTCAAAAGGGGGGAGTCCTGTAAGTGCTTGAAACTAATCAGGAATTGCTTAAAAAATGGGCAGGAAATAATCTTCCGCAAGCGTCAAATGCTCATTATTTAGGTAATGTGATTGATGGAAAAATTCGTGCTGTAGTGATGTATTGTAATTTTTTTGGTAAATCTTGCTGTATTCATGTGCATGGCGAGGGTAATCATTGGGCTACTAAAAGTTTCTTAAAAGCAGTCTTTCATTACCCTTTTAACATATTGAAATTAAAGGTTATAATTGGCACAGTCGCAGGCAACAATGAAAAAGCCCTAAGACTAGACCGACACCTTGGTTTTCGAGATGTTGCCACTATCCCAGACGCACACGATGAAGGGGATTTGGTAATTTTGGAAATGCGCCCAGAATATTGTAAATGGGCATAAGGAGATAGTAATGGGTGCAGGTACAGGTGTATTTTCTAATGCAGGGCAAAACGCTACAGGGACAACAAATCCTTATGCAAACACAACTAGCCCTTATGTGCAAGCTGCACAGCAAACAGCGCTTGGAAATTTAGCTGGCGCACAAGCCGCTACTGCCGCAAACCGAGTAAATCAATCTACTCCTTACGGCAATTTAAACTATGTACAAACTGGCACAGACGCTAACGGAAACCCAATATATTCCGCTAACCAAACATTTAGTCAGCCATTACAAAATACATTTGGCAATATTTCTAACAATGTGCAAAACACTAGCGCACAAGCATTTAACCCTACTAATTTGCCAAGCACAGGAATTAACCCTGGACAGACTTACCAAGCGGCTGAAATGCAAATTTTGCAACCGCAACTACAACACCAGCAACAAATGGTTAATGACCAACTTGCAAACCAAGGTATTCAGCCTGGTTCTGAGGCATATACTTATGCCCAAAATCAGCTTGCAAATAACCAAAATAACTTGTTGGCACAGGCTACAACACAAGGTCTTAATGCTGGTTTAACTGCTAACCAACAAGCCTATAACCAACAATTACAGACTTATAACAACCCATTGCAACAATTAGCTGCATTTAATACTGCTTCTAATCCTGGTTATGTAACTCCTTATACACAAGCTGCTACAACAGGCCCTGACTATAATGCCGCTACTCAAGCACAACAAAACGCCCAAATTGCCGCTAATAATGCAGCCTTAGGACAGTCTACTAATCTTACAAGTGGTTTGTTTGGACTAGGTTCTAGCGCAATTACCGCAGCTGCACCTTCTATATTGTCATCTTTAGGCCTATAAAATGTTTAGAAGTAAACATTCAGGCTGGACTTGGGAAGGTAAACGCACCCCATTTGGAAACGGTGGCGGAGTTATTTCTGACATTGGAAATGCAGTTAGCAATGCTGTTTCAGATGTAGGTAATATTGTCCAAAATGATGTAATTACACCCATTAGTAATGCTGGTGTTTCTATTGACCAAACTGTTAATAATGCCATTCCTGGCGGTTGGGCTACAGTCGGTGGCGCAGCACTTTTAGCTGCTGGTATTGCTGACCCTACATTGTTAGGTCTAGCTGACTCAGGCGCTTTAACTCCTGCTGCATTAGCTGATGCTGGAGTGCCACAATCTACCATTGACGCATTAGGAAGCGGTACAGGTTTAACAGGTGGCGCTGGTGGTTCTACAGGACTTCTTTCTGGCGGCACAACCGCTGGCATTACTGTGCCTACAGGTTCAGCCATTGCTGTAGACCCTGCTATTGCTGCTGGTAGTGGCGCTGATTTAGCTGCTGCTGGCACAACTGCTACTGGCGCAGCAACTGGTGCTGGTTTAAGTGGTACAAGTGGATTAAATGCCGCTTTACCTGCTGCTGGTGCAAATGCTGGTGCTGGTACAGGTTTATCTGCTTCTTTAGCACCCTCTTCGGTATTAGGAACAGGATTGCCTGGTGGTGGAGATATTGGAGTTGCCTATCAATTAGGCGCTAATGGACTTCCTGCTACAGATTGGTTAGGAAACCCTATTGAAGCGTCTTCAGTCGGTTTAAATGGTTCTACAGCTACTTCTTCTATATTGCCAAACCCAACACAATTAGCAACAGCATTAAAAAATTTAGGCGCTGCAACCCAAAAAAATGCCACGCAAACATTACCAACTGTGCATTATCAATCAGCGTTTTTACCAAGCGCACAAACTGTACCAGTAGAAGGTTCACGATTAACAACAACGCCAACTGCATTAAAATTGGCTAGTCTGCTTCAATAGGAAATAATATGGCACAACCAGCTTCTTTAACTGACCAAGCATTATTAGCTACTGACCCACAAGCTATGGCATTGTCACGCCAACAGCAAATGGCAGATTTGCTTACTCAAAATAGTACGCAGCAACCTACTGGACAAGTGATTTCTGGTCGCTATGTAGCACCTTCTTGGGCGCAACAATTACAGCCTTTGTTTAATGCTGCTGCTGGTGCTTATTTAAGCCATAACGCTGAAAATAAACAATTAGCATTGGCACAAGCATTGCGTGATAAAAAATTACAAGAACAACAAGACATTATGGAAGCCTTAAATAAAGGCGACACTAAAGGTGCTTTAGGTCTTGCAACAAAAGCAGAATATGGTGGAAAAGAATTTGTGCCTTCATTAATTGCTGCAAATATTCCAAAAGC